CTGGACGAACGACGCTGCTGGTCCAGAGGAGCCAGAGGGTGGTAGGTTGATCCATCCGGCGCTTATAGTTTCACCTACGGACATCACATGAGTATTCTAGACGATGCCGTTGCGTTTTGGAGAGTTAGTGACTACTCCGGCTCGGGAGATCTACTAGACGGGTCGGGTAATAGTCACGACGCTGCCATAACGGGTGCGAGGTTCCTCAAGCCTGATCCGATGCAGTACGTTTACTTTCCAGGACTTTCTGGAAACTATTTGTCTAGTCCTCACGCTTCTCCACTAAACATTAGTGGTAGTATTGACATTAGGGGTAGGGTGTTCTCAAATGATTGGACCCCTCCAAGTAATACCCAGATGATTGTATCGAAGGATGATGTCGATGAGAGGTCGTGGCAGTTTTTTCTTCTGAACGTGTCTGGGTTGCTCCGGTTTATTTTCTACCAGAGTGATAGTCCCGTTGTTGTGGATTCCACTGTTGCTCCGACAGTTTCTGATGGAAACTGGTTGTGGGTGAGAGTAGCCCGTAACTCTGTCACTGGGGATGTCACATTCTACACTGGAGGATCAGGGCCTGAACCGTCTTGGGCACAGCTGGGTGATGTAGTATCGGCAGCGTCCGGCGCTATGGATACGACTATTGCGGAAATTGAGATTGGGAGTTACTACAGCGACTTTGGAAGTCAATGGGATGGTGGTATATCTCGTGTTCAAATCTATGACGGGATTGGAGGAACTCTAGTCTTTGATGCTGATATGACAGATCCATTCCTTCTAGGAGAGCCCTTCTCCACGTTCAAGGAGAAGAGTTCCAATGAGGCGACTGTCACTATCAATCGTGCAACCTCTGGACTTAAGACTACCGTCGTAGACCGCCCCCTTTTCCTCCTCGGGACGGATGACTACCTGACGGTCACAGACCACGCGGATTTGGACTGTACGGATTCTGATGATATTACAGTTGTGGGGCTATTTCGTAGATGGGGCAGCCCGTCCTCTAGTCAATGGTTGGTCTGCAAGAAGGCTAGCTTCGACACGGCAGATGCAGGATATGGGTTGTATGCTGTAATATCGGCAGACACTTGGTCTACTCGCGTATCGGACGGTACATCGGCTGTCCAACCAGCTATTCCAGCGTCGAGTGACGGGTTTGTTCACTCCTTCGGTATGGTTATAGGCTCTGTTGTGGCCCCTTACAGGGATGGAGTTCCGAGTAGTACCGGATCTAGACCATCCAATACATTAGCCAACGGATATCCTCTAAGGATTGGTGCTGCGGCATCGACCCCGGCTTTCTTTTTAGATGGCGAGTTCTTCGGAGCCGCTATATTCCGCCGAGTCCTGTCCGCCCCGGAGATCCAGAGAGCCTCTCATCTCCTTCTTGGAGGAACTGAGGAAAGACTAACACGGCCAACGTCTATCATAACCCCTGCGGAGTTGCAATAATGAGAAACCAAGTCAATCTCGGCTATCTCCGGATCGCCAGTGGTCAAACCACGTCCGCTGCCCTCACCAGGGACCGGATTCGCTTCTTGGACTCTTTCAACATCTTCGGTCCAAGCGCCCTGACAGGCACGGTGACTGTGGAGGTCTCCTACGACGGGACCAACTACACCACCCACCAAAGCGCAGGCGCTGACATCGAGGTTGGTCCTGGGAAGTCCGTCACGATCATGACGGGTGGCTTCGAAGGTCTTCGCTTGAAGAGCTCCTCGAGTGAGGGTGCGAACCGAGATTTCAACATCATCGGGACCGAAGAGATCGGGAGTATCTGATGGGTCGTGGGAAGAAAGAGGACGAGGTTTGGCCCCTCTGGAAAGAGAGGGTAGTCATCCTCTATATGAGCGGCATGACCCAGCAACAGGTCGCAGACCATATGGAGTCATTGGGTCACAAGCTCACTCGTCAAGCTGTGAGTGCGATAGTCCGGGACCCCCGGGCTGAGGAGCTTGTGGAGGCTGCGAAGGCCAAGTTTCGGGAGACTCTCATCACGACGATAGGGGAGGAACTCGACACCGCTTCGCAGCTCGCGGTCAGGGCGATCAAGAGGACGCTCGAAGCTGAGATCCACCCTATCCACCAGGCGAAGGCCAACCAAGATCGGGTGGCTATGAAGCTCTTGACTGGACGTGGTTTCCTTCGGGAGGATGGACACGGGGAGGAAGCGGGCTACCGTATCCCCCCTGAGCAGTTCGGGAAGCTCGTGAAGGCTCTAGAGAAATCGAACAGAGCCAAAGAGACACAAGAACTCATGCCGGCAGAAGTGGTCGATGAGCAGTCTGATCAATCCAACTGACGAAGCTTGGGGTATGCTCCTCAATGAGGAGAACCTGAGTGCCCGTCGCGCTGCGGCAGAGGAGAAGTACGACCGTCTCTCTGGGTCTCACATCAAGACGCTCCGGGAGCGTTGTAAGAGGGACCTGTTCTTCTTGGCGAGTGGACCCCTTGAATATGACCTCTTGAGCGAGACGTTCCACGCCCAATACACTAAGTGGCTCCGGTCAACATGGGGTGAGCGGTATCGCATGACCCTCTTCGCCCGAGATCACTACAAGACGACCATCGCGACGATAGCCGATTCTATCCAACAAGTCCTCCCGGGCGGGGAGGAGATGCCTTGGCCCTACAGCCTTGGGACGAATCACAAGATCCTCCTGGCCCACGAAGTCCGCGAGAGCGCATCCCGGTTCTTGTTCGAGATAGCCCAAGCCTTTCGGCATAAGCTCCTAATGCTTGCGTTGTTCCCCGAGCTTATCCCAACGAGGGCTCAAAGAATGAACAAGTGGGAGTTGGAACTCCCTCGAGAGGAACACCACCGGGAGCCGACATTCGACACAATGGGCGTTGGGGGAGCGGCGCAGGGTCGGCACTATTATTGGCTCAAGCTCGATGACCTCGTTGGTGAGGAGGCTCGGGACAGCGACCTCGTCATGAAGCGGGTTCTTGACTGGTTCGACAACGTGAACTCCCTCCTGACAAGGTTGAAGATCGACGGGTGGGACCTCATAGGTACAAGATGGGCCGCGAACGATGTCTACTCCCACGCGGTCAAGATGTATGGGGTGAGGAAAGAGAAGTCTATCCTCCGGGCTTACGACCCGAGGGACATTGAACGTATGGAAGAGGGGCAACTAGTCGTCTACGCCCGGGGGGCGCTGGAGAATGGGTTGCCGGTTTTCCCTGAGGAATTCTCACTAGAGGACCTCAACAGAATCAGAAGGAACCGGAAGGTTTGGGCCGCACAGTACGCAAACAACCCCCGTGAGGGGGACATGACGAGGCTCGATCCAGGTTGGCTCAAGTACTACAATGTGGGCCGTGGGGATCGACTGGTCATATTCGAAGGCGAAAATACCCGGACAGTTCGCACAAGCGAGCTTGACCGTGTTATTATGACGGACCCAACAGTCGGAGAGTCCGACGACTCTGACGAAGCGGGCTTTATCGTGACGGGGACGGATGAGAAGATGAATGTCTATGTCCTTGAGGCTTACAAGAAAGTCATCAAGGCACCAGACTTCATGGACGAACTCTTCCGCCTCTATCTCAAGTGGAATCCCCGGGTCATCTCCATTGAGGCCGTGGCGTTTTCCATTGTGTTCAAGTACTGGTTCGAGGAGAAGTGTAAGGCGCTTGGAGTTTACCCCTCAGTCTATCCCTACAAGCCTGGGAAGAAATCCAAAGATGCGCGGATTGAGAACCTTGGTAACTATGGTGCTGCGGGGCAACTCTACGTTCTCGAAGGTATGCACCAACTTCGGGATGAGTGGGAGTGGTTCCCACTTGGGGAAAGCAAACACATCCTCGATGCCCTTGCCCAGGGCCCAGAACTTTGGGCGCCCGCTGTCATTGGCAGAGCGAAGACAATGGAAGAGGCTATGGAGATCATCGACGATGCAAGATGCGACCTCACGGGGTATTCCGCGATCTGAGGAACCTCGTAACCCTAGAGATTGGGTATGGAAGGTTCTAGCTGGTTTGAATGCCATATTGCTCGCGGTGGCGTTAGGGGTAATCTCTCTCGCCATCAACACGATCCGGGACCACGGGCAGCGGATTGGATCTCTTGAGAGAGATGTCGCTGTCATTCAAGGGAATCGTTTCACAAGTGGGGACGCCTTCGCCCTTGTGAGAGAGCTAACCTACGAGAGGTCGGAGGCACTGAGATCCCTTCGCGACGAGATCATGCAGCGTTTTGATAGGATAGAGACCCGGATCGACCATATAGGAGGTACCGATGAGAACGGAAGACTCCCTTGATGTCAGGAAGCACTATGCGAGGGACAGGACCATCCGGTCCATCTACGGTGGCTTCATGTCAGCCGTCGGGTGCGCCATGCTGGTTTGGCTACCGGCGGGTGAGTGGGTGAGGATCACCATTGGTTTCCTTCTCATCCTTCTCGGTGGAGTCATGATAAACGCCCAGGCTGTGAAGGACTGGTTCGAGGTCTGTGGGGACCTCCTTCCGTTTGGGAGGAAGAAGCTAGATAAATGAGCACAGTCTCTCTGACTCAGGACCCGGCTTGGGTTGGCGACGTTCCAATTCAGGGATCTTCAGAAGCAACGGGGGATTCCAGTTGGCCCCGTATGCTTGTCCTTGATGACGAAACCAAGTGGCGACTCATCCAGTTCCTTGACAACGAGCTGTTCCAGTGCTGGTCGGAACGCTCGACGTTGGTTGAGGATTGGATCCAATGGGAAAAGGACTATTGGGCCAAGCCAAGTCAGACGACCAAGAACTTCCCCTTCCGCAAGGCTGCGAATGTCGTCATCCCTATGACCGCTATCGCAGTTGAGACGATCCTTGCGAGGATGGTTACCACCATCTTCTCGGTGAAGCCCTTCTACTCTATCCGGGCGCGGACGTCCGACTGGGTGGAAGCTGCCCCAGAGGTGGAGAGCTGGCTCCAAACCGAGGTCGAGGACCCGAACGCTCTCGATGTCTACGGCTTCGCTCGGGAGTCCTTGCTGGAACTCATCAAACTCGGCACGGGAATTGGGAAGAGTGGGTATGAGAAGGACATCCGGAAAGTCAACACCGACAATCCAGATGGGTCTTCAACTCCCCGGTACGTCGTTCGACGAGATGGGGCGACTCTTGACCACGTTCCTCTTGCAAACTTCCTCATGCGCCTACATGAGAGGGACCCACAGAGTGCTGTGTGGTGTGGTGAGGAACATAGCAACGTAACGTGGGCTCAGGCCAAGCGCCATGCACTCTCAGGCCGGTGGGACCCGGAGGAATTGGAGAAGGTCAAGACTTACTTCTCTCAAATGCGGAACCAGATCGGCTCGACTGCCGACAAGTTCGATGGGGCCAGAAGAGCTGAGGAGAACGACGAACCCGCATGGACCGACACGCTGGCCTTTCAAGAGATCTGGATGTCCTTCGACGTCGATGGTGATGGGATTGATGAAGAAATCGTCATCGACTACCATCGAGACTCCCAGGCCATCCTCGCCAGGCGATATAACTGGTACGAAGACACACATCGTCCCTACAGGATTGGGGTATTCATCCCTGTTTCGGGTCGGTGGACAGGCATCGGTGTGGGCAAGCAGCTCGAACAGTTCCAGGCCCTCATCACCACGATCCATCGTCAGCGCCTAGACGCGGGGACTCTCGCGAACATTGGCCAGCTTGCACTCAAGAAGACCAGTGGGTACGGGGCGAATGAGCCCATCTGGCCCGGGAAGATCTGGTTCCTCGATGAACCGAGGACCGACATCGTTCCGATCCAGTTCTCCAATACCCAACACTTCGCACAGATCAGCAATGAAGACAACGCTCGACAGTATGCTGACAAACGGAGTGGGGCCAATGAACTCATCCTCGGTACTCCTCACGTGGGAACACCTGCGACAGCCACTTCTGATCTGGCTAAACTCGCAGAGGGCAATAAGAAGTTCGACTTCGTTCTCAAGAACGTCCGTCGTTGGTATTCCCTCTTGGGTCTCGACACCCTCGCGAACTATCAACAGTTCGGGTCGAGAGGTCGAACTTGGGTGGTGAGAGGAGAGGGTGGTGAATGGGTGGAGAAGTTCCTTGAGATGCCACAACAGGATGTCCGACGGGGTGCCTTCATTGACCTCACAGTCACCGACTCGATCACGAACAAGGATGTGGAGCAACAGAAATGGCTCAACCTGTTCCAGGTCCTCACGATGCACTATGACAAGGTGCTTGAGAGAGCCGGGCAGGTATCGGGTCTGATGCAAGATCCGACGCTATTCATCATGTTCGGGACGATGGCTCTTAAGGCGTCGAACGAGGCGATGACCCGCCTCCTCGGGGCCGCCGGGGTTCCCGACCCAAGTGGCTTCCTACTTGATATTGACAAAATACTTGGAGGTCAGGATGGATCTGAAGAAGGTGGAACTGAAGAGACCCGGCTTATTGGAGGAAGTCCGGGGCTTCTTGGCACGACCGGAGTCGCGGAGTTTGCGAGAGCTTTTGGAGCTACAGGCGGCGGAGGTGGCGCGGTCGGTCCTGTCAGCATCGGAACAGAGTAAGTCTTGGGACCAGAAGTTGGTCCTTGATGGTATCAGGATGGTACTCGACCTGATACAAAACGTAACCTCCATACCAGGAGAGAAGCATGACAGGAGATGGGAAGGACCGGACGGAGATGACATCCGAGAACTCACAAGAGGAGGAGGATCTGGAGGAGCACCAGGAGATGAGGGAATCGAGCTCGACCTCGGATGGACAGGATTCCAATACCGAGGAAGAAATCGGCGTTCCGGCGGTCGAGTTTCAGCACCCCCTCCTCAAGGGTAAGAGTCCGGAAGAGATTGAGCGTATCTTCGAGACTCAGGAGAGTGCTCTCAAGGATGTCACAAAGGAGGCCAACGAGCTTCACAGCAGACTCAACGTTCAGGCGACGGCCCCAACGCCGCAGGTGGAGGAAGAAGAGGAAGACTATGGAGATGACTTCCTCGCTCCGAAGATGCGGCTGTTGGAAGGGAGACTCAAGAAGTCAATGGAGGAAATGGTCAGGCCCCTCAAGGATAACCTGAGCGCCGGACGTGCCCAGTCGGCCCGGGAGATGTTGAGAGGTCGCCATCAGCTCTTTTCGACACTCGAACCTCACATTGACCGTCTCCTCCGAGAGCAAGGGATTGACCCTGCGACGGCGGGAGAACAACAGCTCACACTGCTATACCACACGGCACTCGGTGTAGCCACTGAGCAAGGGATTGACCTGAGAGGCACCACGGAGGCACCAAGGAACGAGAGGCCACCAATGAGTATACCACAACATCGACCCTCGTCGGCACCGCTCCCGAAGACTCCCGAGAAGCAGAAGAGGGAGCTGACGGAGAATGAGCGCATCCTCGCCAAGCACTACAGGATGTCCGAGGACGAATACCGCGCATTTCAGGACCAGACCGAGGACGACGTCGTTGAGCCTGGTTACTCGAAGGAAGGGTGGTAGAGATGAGCGAGGACACGAAGACTGCGTGGGATAAGCTCAAGAACAAGAAGACGATGGCGGAGACTGAGGAGATCACCTCCGACACCGTGTCTGAGCCAACTCCCGAAGAGGCGATGGAACTGGTCCGACAGAAGACTGCCCGGATCGCTCAGGTCCTAGCTCGCGGTATCCTCAATGACCGCCTCCAGGGGATCTACGACACGTCTGTCCCTGACGGCTATGGAGGCAAATTCGTTCGGGATAATCCCGATGACATCATTCGATACCAGAACCTTGGTTTCGAGTTCAAGTACAAGGAAGGAGCGGAAGGACTACATGGGACTCCTGACGGTCGAGTCAGGGTCGGGGACTTGGTACTCATGACGATCAATCCGGAAGACCGGCACATCCTCAAAGAGGCCAAGAAACAGCAGGTGGAGAACAAACTAACCGCAGGACGGCGTGATTATGCTCGGAGCGCCCAGAAAGAAGCTCCCGGGGTCCAATCATTCGATCAAAGTGACGTCCGGGTACACAAGTCAAAGACAGGTGGGAGATAAGGAGGAAACACCATGCCTTTCAGGATGCAACCCACTCGGTTTCCCAGCGGTGGTTGGCCTGAGTCCTATGCCCGTCCCCCGGGCTCGGATCAGCTCTACCCCAAAGGAACAGTGGTAACGTGGGACGCGGCGAACGGGGAACTCGATGAACACGGTGGCGGCACGACAGTGACCAACATCGCTGGAGTGAGCCTAGATGGCTGCTCCGCGACTGGAGTTGCTGCCGACCCCAGTGGGGATGTCTCTTTCACCTTCGCGGGGAGTCAGCAGTACTTCGTCGCGAAGCTCACCAACGGTTCGGGAACCGTCCAGACTGCCGACGTGAACAACATCGGCGTTCAGTACGGGATTCTGAAGAACGGTAGCGGACTCGCGGCCTGGTGGTCCGTGGATGAGGCCGACACCACGAACGTCGTTGTTGAGGTGGTCGATATCGACACCGAGCGGAACGTCGTGATCTTCCGCTTCATCGACTCCGCGATCCAGGTCTCCGGGTCGTTCGACTAATAACTAGTCGGCGGTGATATTTACGGCGTAAATTTCACTGTCGATCCCAACAGGAAGGAGATGTAAATGCTTGTTCGTGGCGCGTGGAGTCATCTTCTGAGGCCAGGACTTCGGAGAGACTTCCGGGACGCCTACAAGAGCTTCCCCGAAGAGTTCGGTTACTTTCTCCGAGTGGAGAATCAGGACCGGGCTGAGGTGGAGCGTGTAGCTATCTCGGGGCTCGGACGGATGGCTCAGAAGGATGACGTCGGGACCATCACCTACGTCGATCCGGTGATGTCCGACAAGTACACCTACGTTGACGACGAGTTCGCTCTCGGCTTCATGGTGTCGCGTCGGACCATCGAGGATGACCTGTACGACAGAGCAACGCAAAACGCCAAGTGGCTCGGGCGTGCTGCGCGTCTCACTCAGGAGTATATGGCTGGTGCGCTGTTGGATGACGCCTTCGATGGAACAACCTACACGGGGTTGCTCGACGAAGAGCTGATCGCCACCGACCACACCCTTCTGAATGGTGACGGTACATGGTCGAACGGGGTCTCAGGGAATCCCGCCCTGGGTGTGACTGGGATGCAGGCAGCTCTGGAACTCGGAGAGGCACAGGTCGACCACGAGGGCGATCCCATGCCGATGGTTCCGACCCGGCTGCTTGTGGACCGCACCGACGAGATGGTGGCCATTCAGCTCACCAAGAACTCGAACGAACCCTTCACCACGGACCGCAATGTCAACGCGGCCCTGCAGAAGTCAAGGATTGCCGACTACCGGCTCCTTCACTACAAAACGGCTGATGGCTCCTGGTTCTTGCAGGACCCCAGTCTCATCGACGCGTTCTTCCTGTTCCGTATCCGTCCGCAGTTCGGGGACGAGATGGACCCGGGTGGAACACTCGCGGCCCGTTATTGGGGTCGTCAGAGGATCCAGGTCTACTTCTTCGACCAGAGGGGTTGGATCGGGTCTGACGGCACTGGAAGCTGAGGGGGGTGTAATATGACTTCTCACGCAGCTCCGAACCTGCAATTCGCGGCTATTGCCGGCGGATCGGCAGGGAACCACACAGTGACGGGGATCAAGACGACCGACAAGCTCGTGGCTGTCGTTCACTTTACCCCGTCTACCTCAATCGCAATGCTAACCTCGGAGTTCACTATCTCTGCGGCGAACACGATCAACAACAGCACTGGGACTGACACCTCCAGTGACTTCCTACTCGTGGTCTGGTTCGCTGCTCACGCTCGTGGTGGAGATCTGAACAGGAGTTGAACATGAAGAAAAAGGCCCTCATACTCGGAGCAGTGCCCCCGTTCATCGGTCCGTGGGTTCCTATATCGGAGGCTCGGCAGTGGTGTCCCATAGTCGTTACGGTTCCCAACGTGGCTTTGAATGGTCAAGTCACAATTCGTACACGAGATGGCTCTGGGCACACCACTGTCGTCCCGCACACAGAGAGAATCTCGGGCTACATGGCCCAAGCTGTAGTGGGGGAGATGGAAGGTGTTGATTCTATTTCCGTCATCATCGAGGGGATAGGGGATGGCTAGTTATTCACAGGCTTCGATTGATCGCCTCGCGACTTGTGATAGATTGTTGCAGAGGCCATTCATAGAGATCATTGAGTGGTTTGATCATAAGATCCTCTATGGACATCGCACCCCTGAGGAGCAGTTCACACTGTTCAAGCGGGGTAGAAAGCTTGTGGATGGAGTGTGGGTGGTGGAGAATCAGTTGGAGATAGTGACTTGGAAGGATGGCATTGAGCATCCGTCTAAGCACAATTTCTTTCCATCACTCGCCATCGACGTCATTCCCTATCCCCTCGACTGGAGGGACGAGACTCGGGCTTGTTACTTTGCAGGGATCGTCATGGCGACGGCCCGGGGAATGGGGATTGAACTAAGGTGGGGTGGCGACTGGGATAGGGACACCCAGTTGAAGGACGAACGCTTCGTGGATCTGTGGCACTTTGAGTTGATGAGGTAACATGGGCGTCATGACGCTGGCCGACTTTCGGACGGATCTTCAGAGTGCTCTCGGAGAGCGGGGCTTTGCGAGTGCGAGGCTAGACCGTTGGATTAACTTTGGCTACGTTGACCTAACGGGGGCTGTGGCTTTCGAGGTCCTTGCGAATGACGAGGGCATAGCCACGGTGGACTCGCAGAACTACATCACCGCACCAACGAACACATTGGTCATAACGAACGTCCGGGACAGTACCAACGACATTCTGTTGGGCTGGATTCCGAAGTCAGAGTACCTCAGAAGGCCACAGACGGGGACTGGAGAGCCGACTCACTGGACCCGACACGCAGGGAAGATTCTCCTTCACCCGGTTCCCGACGGCGCGTATACGTTGGACGTTTACACAATCGAGCCCCCGGCGGTGATGTCCATCGGAACCGCTGTGTCGGTGCTCCCTGACACTTGGGACCCGGCGATCTTTCAACTAGCCGTCCACCATGCTCTGTTGGCTTTGGGGGATGAACAACGGAGTGCAGCTTGGCTCTCGCGAGCTATCACCTACATTGGCAGCCGGCTCACGGAGGCCGACTTTGCCCAGGGAGCCCGGGGACTCGAAGCATCTATCCCACAGGGGATGGAGGCTCTGGGTGCTAGGCTTCAAGATATGCAAGGAGCATCCTGATGGGGTACATGACTGTTGAGGAAATGAGTCAGGAGATCGCGGCCAACGTCGGTGGCTCCGTGAACGATCCGGTTCGCTTCCTTCGCTGGGTGAATTGGGCGGTTCAGAATCTAGCCAGCTACGTTGTCTTGGATGAGCTCATGACGACAGCCGCCTGCGCTGTTGCTGAAGGTGCAACCAAGATCACAACGACCCCAACGGATCTCCTTGGCATCCACACAATCACCCTCTGGGATGCCGCAGCTTCGACCATTGTGTATAAGAGGCTCAACAAGATGAAGAGGGAGTTCTACCCCGCTACCGAGGCGGGACGTCCTACTCACTACAAGCGCCAAGGAGCCAACATCGTTACCTGGCCCGAGGCCGACACGGCCTACACGGGGGAGATTGAATACTTTCAGGTTCCTGCGAAGATCACCACAGTCACCGGAGTCACTGGACTCCCTGCGATGTGGGACGTAGCCATTGTTCAACTAGCAACCCACTATGGACTTGAATCCCTGCGTCAACACGATGAAGCAGATCGTTGGTTGGCGAGGTTCCTAGGCTACGTCGCGAGCAGGAAGACTGAAAAAGACATCTCCGCTGATGTACCAGGAGGAGGTGTTCAAGTTGTTTGGGATTACGACGATCTTACTGAAGATCCTCCAATGGTTACGGAGTGACCCTTATGACCCGAAGTCGCGTAGAAGCCGAGAGTATAATCCAAGCACTCACAGGGGGGACCCTCCCTGATGATGGGGACACTCTCGTCTTCGACAAGATAGCGCGATGGAGGTTTGGAAGCCCGGAGAGTTCCGCGACGTTGGACTTTGTGGCTCATCCTGTTGGGTACTACATTGTCTCTTCGATTTCGTCCTATGAACCCTTTGGCTTCCGGGTCCTTGTGGACCCAACATCGGTTTATCAGAGCGTGAATGTGTCCTACAACGATGGTGGAGGGATAGAGGCTTATACCTTCGATGTATCAACCCCAACCCTCCACACGTTGAAACTCAGCAACGGGACGACTCCCTGGACTGCTGGGAGGACACAGACTAGCTTCACGATCACCCTAATCCCCTACACAGGCACTGGTGGGGGCGGTGACGCAGGCGACCCGGT